TCAATTCTTCATTCAGTATTTCTTTTTGCTTTTCGATTTTTTTAGACATTCCACGCATAATCATTTCGCCAAGATTTGCTCCTGAATTATCATCACCGCCATTATCTTCAGGTGCAGGTTCACCACCACCATTATCCATCGGAACACCTGATTCATCAGCAGCCATATCCATAGGCATTTCACCATCAGCACCGACATCTTCCATGTCGTCACCGCCTTCATCGCCAAAATCGAGGTCACCGCCACCCATAGGCATACCGCCGCCTCCACCGCTACCGCCCATGCCACCGTCGCCACCTTCTTGGTCTTGACCGCCTTCAGTGTATTCAGCACCTGTCTCACCATAGATATTATCTACGGTATCAAATATACCAGTGCGTTTAATAATCTGTTCGGTTTTTCGCAGTTCAGCAGCAAGTGCTGTTTCCAATCGTATTTGTTCGAGATTTTGTTTAATCTCTTTATCTGACCATTTGAATATATTTTTCCAAGCCCAAGATAAAGAAGTTAAAGGCATACCACCACCTGGGTCTGAAACAGCATCTTTAGCGGTTGTAACTTTCTTAGCAAGATTTTCCAATTCCAACATTTCAGCTTGCGATGATGGATTATTCATTGTTAAAGTGAAATTGGTAAGTTCATCAACAAAACCTAATAGATATAAATGTATCATTGCGATTTTGTTCAATTCAGTTAATAGAGCTTGCTGTATTCTATTAACGGTTCTGGTAAATCTTACATCCATCAGTGATAGATTTTTGCCGTCACCTTTTTCTTCTTCAAAATTAAGGAATGATTTAGGTACACGCAAAGCTGTAAATATCTTGTTTTGAATGAACTTAATATCATCCATTGCTGTAAGATTTTGACCTGCAGGTAATGTTTCAATAGGAGAGGGGGTGTTATCGTCACGGACAGGGATAAAGAAATCATCCATTTGACACATAATATCCTTTCTTAAATCTAATTGTCCTGTCATTGGGTCAACAATAGGTGTACGTTTAAAACGATTTGCTACTTCATTTACATATGATTCAACATCTTCTTCATCAATAGCACCTACATTTACCTTAAAGATACGTCTTTCTATTGAACGGTCAAGTCGATAAATTAGCATCATATCTTCCATCATAGAAAGCATACGGAAATGACGACGAGCTTTATGAAGCATTGAAACACCATAAGGTAAAAATATTGAATCATACAAAAGTCTAAAGTGAGCTATTTGCCAACTCTGATATGGAATAAATTCATTTTCACCTACCCAAACAAACTTAGTATCTTCAATGTTAGTATCATCAATAGTATTGAGATTTGATGCAACAGTACCTTTACCGTATGGAAATTGCATACCGTTTTCATAACGTTCCATGTCATATACAGGTAATTGTTTCCAACCCATTACACCATTTTCCTTTGTAATATTCAACAACATGTATGTATTACCATATTTACATGTTGAACGGCATACCATTGGTAGTATTGTGTTAATAGATAAACGGTTAACAAATAAATCTTCAAGGATTGATTTAATACGATTTGAACCTGATTTAATGTTGACCATAAAGCCTGTATCACCAATATAGCATACTTCTTCGGTGGTAATATCTAAAGCTGTTCCAATTTCGGGAAAACCATCCATAATATCAACATCACGATACATGAGTTTGATATTGTTCAAACCCATTATTGATTTATTGTTAATATCATAGTTGGCTTTTACCCATTGACGTGCAAGTAATGCACCTTGTCGTGCTTGTAAGAGCTTCTTATCATATTCCTCTTTAGAAGTTGCAGTATCAACAATATCATTACGTTGATAGTTGATATTGTATGTATTATGGGATACATCAGGTGTCCCTGCTCCGTTATTATTAAAGGAGAAAGCACGTCCTAATTTTTGAAATATCGTTAATTCTTTCTTTGGCATTACTTACAGTTTTACGCCTTTACTTTATATATAGCCTTAATTTGACAAAATTTTCCACTCTTACGATTTTTTCTTAGGTCTAAATCCACCCAATAACAAACATCCTTTCAAAGAGTTGCGTGAGTTTTCGAGCATTGAATTAAATGGATTAGGCTTCGTTTGTTGTGGACTAATAGACTTAACATCACTTTGACGTGTAAAGTAATTTGTGTTATTTGCATTATTAGAAGTCCAAGCATTAAGCATTACAGCCGATTTTGTTTTATATCCTGCATTTCTTAACATTGAATATTGCATAACGAATAATCCCATTGAAAGAGAATATAATGCATCATCGTGACATCCGTCCATGTGGTCAGGACGACCGTTTCTAAACACCCATGTTTCCATTTCAGTTATAACTCTAATACTCTTAACACGAAACATATTATCTTTTACTAAACCAACAAAATTTGTGAACATCTGTATTCGCATATTATTGGTTCGGAAACCAGGCAATTTTTCACCTTTCTTGATATTGAACTTAATATAATCTTTTTCTACCGTATAAGTTTTTAAACCAGGGTCATCATAGTATAAGTTCTTATACTTTAAACGTAATAATGTTAGAATTGCGGCATCTGAATATCCACCAATACCGTCGAGAACAATTAAGGCTTGATTGTACATATTGCCATACTGATATAGCAATTCACCAACTTCATCACCATTCATTTTTCCATAGTATTCTAAAACTTGTTCATAGAATGGTCTTCCGTCTTCATCAGTGGCATCTACATCAATAATTTCGATAGCAGTTCTATCTTCTCCTGAGCCTGATGAACTATCACAACTACATATATATCGGTGACCTTCAACAGGTAATTTAAATACCCAAGTTTCTTTTACTAATGGGTCTTTATAAGGCCAATCTTCGGTAATTGTTACAACATTTTGTTCTTTCTGTGCTTCAATGACATCAACTGGTATGACATTATCTGATGAACCCAAGAATGATATATCCAATTCTTGAGCAATACGTTGTTCGTCATTATTGAATGTCTTGCACATATCTTCATACCAAGGATTGTTTGGCTTCCATCCCTCTTTCTCTAATTTTGCCCAACGTTCTTCATTATATTCGATTGAACCATCACTTGCAATAATTTTATCTGCATCACACATCATTTCACCTGTTTCGGAATCTTTCTTATACCATTTGAGGTTACGATTGTATCTAAGGTCTTGAAACCATTTAAATACCACAGGCGTAAAGTTATTTTGCCCACTAACGGCTTTACTATAAAGTTGATAATATAATTGGTCTTTACCGTTAGGTGTAGAAATAACAACTACACGGCTATCTTTAACTGAAGCCGTTGTTGCGACTGCTTGTGAATAAACCATAATACCATTCTGTATAAATGCCGCCTCATCAAATATAACTAAATTAGCCGCAGAAATACCACGAGCAGCATTTTCACCGCTTGAACGAGCATATACTCGGCATCCGTTGAACAATTCTATATATTGCTTATTTCTTGCTTTATAAATTGATTTCGTGTTTTTTAAACTTTCTGGGTCAGGTGAATAATAATCACTTCCCCACATCCATCGTGGTACTTGGTCTAAGAAGTCACCAATCTTTTCTATCAGTTGTTGTGAAATATCAAGTTTATTGCCTATGCATAGAACTGTCTCAGGGGCATTTTTACTCGCAAATACAATTTGTCCTGTTACCCATGCTGATGTTACGGTTGTACATCCACATTGACGGTGTTTTATCGCAATAATATTTCGGTTATCAACCAATGAATTTAGATAAGCTATTTGACGTGGAAATAAAATAAAACGGTGTTTTGTTCCTTTATCTGCATCAAATGTAGATAGATAATTTTCAATGAAATATACTCTTGATTTATCTTTCAAACATCTTATGTATTCTTCTTTGAAATTCATAAATTTTCAAATTTGCATTTATTTATAAATATGTTAATATCAAAGGTTTATGGCAATTAGACAAAACTTATTTGAGGCGAAGCTAAATCAGTTTATCGTTGAAGAGTTAGGAATTTCAAATGAGGTGACCTATGAAGTTCTTAGAATATCAAAAGAATTTATAGAGAAAATTGAATCGAATAAAGAAAGAAATGTAATTAACAAAGACATCAAGTCGAGTATAAATAACTTTACAACAAAAATTTTCAACGAGAAAGTCTTTGTTACTATTAACAGCATTTATTTCCTAAATCAAGGAATTTACCAAGACTATAAAGACAAAGGATTTGTAGATGATATGGGAAGCAGTGGTGTACAAATATTTCCAAATAGGAACAAGAAAATTATACGACTAAGTATCAATTGCTTTATTGTTAATGGTGTTTTACAACGTGGTTTTTATGATACTTTGCAACATGAAGTTTCCCACATTTATCAACAGCTAAAGGCAAATAAAAGCTACCCAATTACCAATGATTACTTAAAAGCAAAGACTATTATATATGATTCGGCTAAATCTAATGACGAAAAAAATGTTGCTCTTATCATTTACTTCTTGGGTTGTGGAGAATTAACGGCATATGAAAACGGGTTATACCAATTCTTAAAAAATTCTGAGGATGGTTATAAGGATAATAGTGAAATTATGGAAGATGTTTACAACAGTAGTTTGTATAAATTCTATCAGATTGCTGATTTTTGTATAACAAATATTGATAGTCCAAAAATTCAAAATTCCCTAAAAGATTTCAGAATAACGAAAGATAAATTTCTAAAAATGTGTCATTACACAAAATGGATTATTATGAAAAGTATTGGTAGATTGATTGTCAAATTTAAAAATGACTATATGACAGAGGGTAGAACTTGTACTTATAATCCATATACAAAGTTGAAAAACTTTTACCTAATAAATGAAGAAAATTAAACAGAGATGAAACAAAATTTGTTTGAAACAAAACTAAATAAGTTTATCGTTGAGGAACTTGGTATATCAAATGATGTAACAAACGAGACAATCAAATTGTCAAAAGAATTTACTAAAATTATTGATTCAAATAAACAGAAACAATCAATTAATAATGATGTAAAGTACAGTGAAAATACCTTTGTAAGTAACATATTTAACGAAAAAGTTCATGTTGCTCTTGTTTGCTATTATTTCAGGGATAATGAGACTTATCAAATGTACAAGAATAGAGGTAAAATAGATGATAGTGGAAAAAGTAGTGTAAGAATTTTGCCAAATAGTAGGAAAATAATTAGGTTGACAGTTGAATGTGTAAAAGTAAATGGAACTTTGCAACGAGGATTTTATGACACCTTGCAACATGAGTTAACTCATATATATCAACAGTTAAAAGCAAACAAAAACTACCCAATTACCGACAATTATCTAATGGCAAGTTCAATATTATCAGGAAATGGAACAAATAATTTTGAAAAAAATGTAGCCCTTGTCTTCTACTTTTTAGGTTGTGGTGAATTAACCGCCTATGATAATGGGCTATATCAATTCTTAGCTAATTCAGAGGATAATTATAAAACGGATGATGAAATAATGAAAGATGTTTACAATAGTAGTCTGTATAAATTCTATCAAGTAGCAGATTTTTGCATTGCAAACATAGACAACAAAGGTTTTGAAAATCCATTGTCAAAATTCAAAATTACAAAAAAACGCTTTATTGCTATGTGTAAATATCTACAATGGAGAGTAATGAAAAGTATTGGCCGAGTAATCATAAAGTTTAAAAACGACTACATGTTAGAGGGAGTTACATACAATCCTTTTAGTGGTCTTAATAACTTTTACAAAATTAACGATGAACGAAATTTCTTTTGAAAGAAAAGGGAATGAACAACTATCATTCCCTTGTTTATCAAAGTTTTAGACTAATTTTCAACAATCAAATCTTCAGGCTCAAAGTAATCATCATCATTTATCTGATACTTGTCATTATTTTGCGACATATAATCATCAAAATCATCACGTTCCTTTTCTTGAAGTATATGTTCTATAATATTAGACATCATTGACTTTCCTTTTTTTGTAATTGCGAATACTTCTTGAAGTAAATTATTAAAATCATTCGGCTGTAATTCGGCTATAGACATTATCAAGAAGTTGACACCAATATCTTGGGTATCATAGCCACAATTTTTAACAGTGTTTTCTATTAAGTCCCATAAAGGTAATCCTAATCTACTGTCCCAAAGTTCTGCCAGTTTAAAATCTGATTTGCTTATCACATAGTTTGCTTTACTTTTATCTTTGGGTAATCCATGTGATGCAGCTAATTCTAAAATTCCACGAATAGTCTCTTCAACTAATATTGGGAAAAGAAGTGCTTCGG